AGCCGTTTAGTTGTTGAGATCAATTACCCGCGTTGCCAAACACGAAACCCTGAATGAGAACCTTTGCGGTTCCCGCAGCAGCGAGGGTTTCGAGTGCGACTCCGACGACAACACCGTTGCCAACGCCAGAAGTTCCGCTTGCAACACGGAATACTCCAGCACCAGCAGTCAGGCAGTTACCCTTCGTGATGGCAGCGCTGAACTTTGCATCGCAAACGCCAACGACGCATACGGTGCAGCGGTTTCCAGCAGTAGCCCCTTCTACGACGACACCAAAAGGACCAATGATGTCGGAAGCAGCAGTCTTCTTGATGACATTGAACGGGCAGTTCGGTTCATCGTAGTTGATGATGTTGGCTGTCGACGAGTAAGCAGTCTGTCCAGCCTCTACATCGAACCGAACGACATCGCCAACCGCAACTGCTTCCGAAGCAATCGGCTTGACAGTAACGGGCTGCGGGGTAAGTGCAGCGAGATTACCCGATGGAGTGATAAGTCCAGCAATCATTTGAGAATCCTCCTACGGGATTAGAGGGTGCAGAATGGAGCGACGATGCCGTGACGCTGGCGACTGTTGCAGAACAGATTCATCCAGCAGTCAACAGGCATGACGTAGGTGAAGGGCTGATTCGGATGACGCAGAACTTCGTGCGTCTTGAAATAGCGCTTCGAGTGGAACACTGGAGTGAGGTAGTTGCCGTTCACGAAGTAGTATCGTGGACCCTTCTGATAAGTATTCGTCGAAAGTTCAGAGTCCAGCGCCGTAGCACCCGCAACGGACACGTTGGCTACTGACTTTGTGTTTCCGATAGCACTACCAGCGGTGTACAACTGAGCCGTGTCAAGATCAGAGGCATACGTCACGTCAACACCCGAATACACGGGGTTGTTGTAGGCGCTGTCCTGATAATTGACCAAAGTGTCGTTGCTGAGACGAAGCAGGCGACGGTAGAACTGAACACCCTCGCGAGAAGTCATAATCATTTGACGAGAAAGGTTGTCGTTCTCGAAGTATTGAGCGCGAGTTGCGGGAGCCTCGTACTTCAAACGCATGAACATGTTGTCAAACGCCGTGAAGAGCGGGTGATAACTAATGCTCGGAGTGCTGGCGTTTCCGTTGTTGTACTCTGCTTGCGCAACAGCCGTTTCAGTAACGGACTGAGCAGCAATGTCATTAGCAAGACCAGTAGAGGCTGCTCCCGCTCCACCGTTGTAGACATACAACTCAACGAGGTTGCTCCAACGCTGATCCACCAGAGGATCAAGACCCATAACGGTCGAGAATCCCATTGGCGTAATTCCACGCTGACCAAGCGCACCACCCAAGTTACGACCGCGAGCAGTGATGAAGGTTGGGAGAGAGTACGGAAGACGACCGCTCTCAGACTCCATCTGGCTAGTGGACGGTGGCGCCCACAGATCTTCCTCAAATCCGTTCGTCATGGAAGTCCACAGGCGCTGCTCCTTGATCTTCTTGAGGCGCTTGTAAGCAACCTTAGTCGATCCAGAAGTCTCACCAGTGTTCAACTCGACTTCGGCGTCAGTCCACGACATGTGGTCGATGGTGAAGCGCCACGGCGCCTTCACGGTGTCGGTCACCTGCGGGTTGCGCCAAGTGAAGACATCGTTTGGCTGGTAGTGGTCAAAGGTACGAGCGTCATCAAGCATGATGACGTCGCGGATCTCGTTACCACCTTGGATTGTGACCTCAGAGGTCTTGTTCTTGAGCAGGCGGGAGAAGGCGTAGGTGTTCTTCACCGCCTCGTTGATCACCGCATCGGCACTAGTCAGGTACGTTGGACCTGTAGTTGCCATGAAATCGTTGAAAGTTTGAATTGAAGGCATGAAGCCATCCTTTATTGGTTAGCGTGAAAGTGCTTTACGAACGTCGTCTCGGTTTCCACCACTGAGAAGAATGTCGAGAACTCGATCCTGCACATCAACGGTCTTCGTCACTCGCGGAGGAGCATGTCCTACGGTCGGGCGAGCCGTGTTGCGTGGATCGGGCTTGCTCGGCATACCAACCTGCTGTTGGAAAGCCGCCCTGACGATCGCTTCTACGGAATCGAACTTAGAGGGATTCTCTCGTCCGATCTTTGCAGCGGCTTCAGAGATTGTCGTGTAGTTCGGGGCTTTAGCCCCGTACTCCGCAGCGATCTGCTGATAAGCCAACTGCGATTCGTGTTTCACCTCGATCATGCGAGTCTGCTCTGCAAATTCTTTGCGGAGACGATCTTGCATGCTCTTTAGTGGTTTTGCGGCATCCTCTCCAAAGATCTCACTGAATTGAGAAAGCGGATCTGCATCTGCTTCGCCGTCTTCAGTGTTCAACGAACTCTTCGGAGATTCCGAAGAGTTGGTATCGGTCTTCTTCGAGTCTGCCACCTTTGCCCCAAAGGCGTCAACATCAGATTGTCGCTTAGCAGCCTTCAGACCCCACTCCTTCATCTTAGAAGGGTTGGACTTCATGCTGTCAATGACTTCTGAAGGTACTCCGTCACGCTGCAAAGCCTTCAGAGCGCGATCGAAGTCGGCATCTGGAGCAGACGTTTCTGGAGTATCGAATTCCCGCGTTGACTCGGGTTCGTCAATGCCAAGAAGACGGTCAAGAACCGCGTCCATATCAGAGTTGGAGTTGTCCGAAGTCGATTGAACGACTTTTTCGGCTTCCAACACTGGAACTTCCGCAGTAACCGCTATCTCAACTGGTTTTGGTGTGATGGGTTCTGGCATTTCAGTCCTTCACATATCCGTGCCGCGCCATGATTTCGCGTTCATGCCGCTTTGACTCCACAATCGGTTTACCGCCTTGAGTTTTGCACCCAGATAGATTTCTGGGAAGGCATGCACTCACATACGGGTATTGAGACCTGTTAGTTGCGGGATCAACTTGAACTGAGTTGCTTGCAACTCGTGTAAGTTCTTTCCCGTCAAGGTTGATAATACAACCTATCGAAGGAACTTCCTTCATGGAATAGGTGAGTTCAACCAGATTTCCATCTATATCTAAAAATTCGTAAATCATGCTCGGTTTGCCGCCGCCCTGAGACCGCCCATTGATCGTGCAGGGATCGGATTGGGTTCTCCCATTTCGTTGGTTCTCAGACTTGGTGACGATGAAGGCTCAGGAACAGGACCGCCCATCTGCGGACCAGCCTGCTGGGGCTGATTCATGGAGGGGACATCGATCATGTCGGCGAGGTGGGGAACATTCAAGGCATCGCCTACGACCGACAGGAGTTCCTTCCACTTGACGTTCGGAAGCATCATCGCGCTTTGGGCAACCGTCGAAGTGATCTGGAGAAGGTCCATAGCGCGCTTCTGGACGAGCGCTTCGGACACGCGCTCCATGCTGTATGCGTCTACAGAGACCTCAAGATCCTCCCACCCGCTGATTCGGACTCCGCCCGTGAATATCGGGTCCGCCTCAAGCAGTTGTTCGACGCCCTCCTTGCCCAGCGGCAGGAAGATTCGGTCGTCATGCCACATGTACCAACATACAGATCGACCAAGATCGTCGATTGCCTCTTGGAACTGGCGCTTCAGGTGCGACATGCGCATGGTTGCGCTTGACTCTGCAACGGCTACTTCGGTGGCAGTGGCGCCGCCTCCGATGTTTCCGCGCATGGCGTCGTGGATACCCGAAACCCGATCAAGTCGGTCCTGAGCGATCTGGCTGTAGTTGACCTGTTGACTGGTGATGCCACCAATCTCAAGGTTGACCACCCGCTCCTTGTCAAGGCTCTCGCTCAGCACGATGTAGTCGTGCGGCTTGTCCTTGATGTCCTGCGCCAACTTGTGGTTTCGCGAATCCACCATGACCAGACGCTTGTAAGCAGCCGCACTGGAGCGCATGCTGACTAGGCATGCATTCAGGTCTGTAATCTGGCTCTGGATGGCGACCAGTGGTGATAGTGGATACGGGTCGTCTGGGACCGTATATACGCCAAACATCGTATACGGACCGCTTGCGGGACCAAAGAAGGGGATTGGCTTCCTGATGAAGCCCTCGAACTTGCCATTGATCCCACCGCTCTTGACGATGGTGTAGATGGTCCCGTTCACCATCGACTTGCCGAACAACTGGTCTACCAACTCGGCGATAGAGTCGTCGATTTCTGGAACCCAGATCTCGTAGACACCAAGTTCCTTTCGGTTCTCGATGTTTCGCCCCGTGTCGTCGCGGGAATCCTCAAGATCAGTGTTGTCGGCAATGCCGCTGATCGCGTCAGAGTCCCAACTGGGGTCATCGACAGACTTAGCAAGGAGATCTTCCTTGTCGATCGCGTAGCAGTGACCCATGTATCGAGCGTCCTCGATATCAGTCGCCGCTGGGTCAATGAAGAACCGTTCTGGGGAGATTCGATAGACGCGAGGAAGGTAAGGTTCCTTCCCGCCGATCGGTCGAACCTCTGGTCGAGGCTCGCTGACCGTCAGCGCGACTCCGTAGGAGAAGAGCATGTCGGTGGCAATGCGCTCAAGCGTCTTACGCAACTTGGTGATGCGCACCCAGCGGTTAATTGCAATCTGCATCCGACGTCCCAAGATGAGATCGATGATCGGATCGGCAAGTCGCACACGAAACTTTGGGTTGTCGTGGATGATTCGAGGAAGCACCAGAGAGACATACTCGTGAGAGAAGTTCTCTGGGTCATCGTTTGAAAAATCAGACCTGTCATCACGGTAAGCGGGTCCGTGATACTTCTCGATCATGGAACGCAGAGACGACAGGTGTGCATCGCGGAATTTCTCCGCGCTCTCTACCTCTCGACGAATATTTTCAAGTGAGGTATCGAGCATCGCGTTCCTTACTTCTTTCCGCCACCCTTGGCTCCGCCATTAGCGCCGCCCTTGCCACCGCCCTTTGCTCCGCCATTGCCACGACGTGAAGTTCCACTCATTTCTTGCTCCTGTTCTCCGTCACTGGTGCGACGGGTGTGATTGGCTCAGTGACCGAATTGACGTACATGCGAAGACGCTGTGCATCTTCGTTGTCAACCTTCTCTGAATCTCGCGAGTCGGTGAACTTAATGATCGCCTGAGTTCCGAAGAACGAAATCCGTTCAACTCGGTGGATTGGGATGTAAACCTGTTCAGAAATCCTGAGAAGCATGGTGTTTCCTACGGGCGCGCCGCATTTCGGTACGACGGAATTTCCGCGTACATGTAGTCAATGTCAATTGTTTGATCTGATCGACCGCTTCCAGAGGAAGAGGGAGAAGCACCAGTCTTGTCTCTGGTTTGGATGCTATGCACCATGGTTGCAAAGTCTGTGGAGTCTGGAGTCTCAACAGTGGTGCTGGCTACTACAGAATGGTTTATGAAAAAGTCCACTTGGACACGAGAGCGAGCCTCATTTAGCCAAGTCCACTCTAAGCGCAAGGTGTTCCAATTGCTTTTTGGAACTGTGGTTGTCAGTTCAAACAAAGGAAATGGCGCATTTGAAAGATATGACCACCAGATACAGCATGTCCAAAATGGTTCGTCGCCATGATTGTGAAACCCAATCCCCTTATCGAACCTAGCAATTCGCCCGTTGTAAAGAATCTTCCCTGCGTGATCAAGACCCATACCACAATACTGAACAACTTCTGGTGCAAGTGATGAGGTATTTGATTTAACCCTGCACTGAAATACATTTCTCTTGTTGATAGGACTTCTAACACTCAGATAATTCCTATCCATGAATGGAGAAGCGCTCTGGCATAGAAAAAGACCAGACCTTCCATAAAGAGAGTTTGATGCCGCTGGACATCCAAGCGTAACAACGCCCAGTGCATCAACCGAAGTGTTGCTTATGGTGAGAGTTGGTTCTGGGCTATTTCCTCTACTCCAACCCCATTCATCGATACCAGTGATGAAGTCTGAATAGACAATCCTGTTCTCGTATGTCAGCGGACCAACAGGAGAGGGGAACGACGTCATCGCTCAATCCTCATGCGCACGGTCAGTTGATCGATTGTTGCAGAATTTGGACCAGCCGCAGTTCCGCCCGATGTGCAGTCTTTGACCTCGAATGCAGGAAGAACGGCGGCGCTTGTGCGCAACTGCGCGCTTATTGCCCCAAGAATCCTTCCATTGGCAATGAAGGTGGTTTGACTTGCATTTTTGGAAATGATGACCTGAAAATTATTTTGGTTAGTCTTTGAAAGTGTGGTGTCAAACGAAGTAAGTACTGAGTTGATTACCACTCCGTAACACCAAGAAGTCTTTGTTCCATTTACAAAGAATCCAGCAAAGTCTGTTGCGGGAATGAGCGCTGTGGAGTAATTGGCAGTCGATACTCCGAATGAACATTGAAGAGCAGCAGAACCAACGTTTGGTCCAACTACACCAGAACCATAGATGTCTACTTCACCCTTACCAAGACGGAAGTTGCGCGTCAGTGCTGCTCCCGAAGTGGCTTGAGCGGGAGCCATATAGATTCCAGCGTATGCGAATATGCCAGCAGACGTCGTACTAGGAGTGGAAATAGTCGCTTTGCCTAGCACGCTACTATCGTTTGTGTTGTCTACGAATGTGGTTCCAAGAGTTCCATCTGTTGCCACATTGAACGGCGCATAGGAAGTGATGAAGTCTGAGAACAGACAGACATCAGACATTGGAAACACGCCGCTGAAGGTTGAGAACATTGTCATAGTGGATCGCCTTGTTTGATGACTTGATCTGTCGCTGTGGGTTGCAGCCGCATGTGCAGTACTGAAATACCCATGCGAAGCACGTCTGCCATTGAGATGTATGTCCCAAACTTGTTGGAGAAAGTTTCGGACAGGAACTTCACCTGTCGGTGAGATTGCTCGTCAACCCGCAGCGTGAATGTCTTCTTCTTGCTCAATGCTTCGCCCTGTTGGTGGACCTGCTTACAACACGGATGTTCGACTTGCGATTGTCGCGCGGGTTGCCGTTGCGATGGTCCACATCGTTACCGTCGCCTTTGGAGATACGCCCCTCGCTCTTGGCAAGTCGATTCGCCTTGTTGCGAGATGCACGGTCCTTCTTGGAAGAATCCGAAGATTGGAACTTGGCGTATTCTTTTTTGTAGTTACGCGGCATTAGCGCACACCCTTGAGAATATCAGAGATATAGGAAACCCCTGACATTGCCTTTGAAGAGTACCCGCCTCGTGGAGCAAATACGCCTCTTCCCATTGAGATCATCGTTTTGGCGTGTGCTACCGCCTTCATCCGAACGGCATCTGGAACTCCATCTCCTCTATCGGCGGCATCCAGAACTTGAGCGATCTCAGCGGCGGTAAGGGTTGGGACTATGGAAGGGATATCCATTTCTCGACCATTGATCGGAACACCGATGGTGTATTCGGTCACATCGTGACCAGAAGGAGACTTGAGTGGACCCATCCACCCCTTCCCCTTGGAAGTTCCATCTTGTCGAAGTCCATAGTCTTGCATCAGCATTTCCATCGCTTTCTTGCGAGGCATAAGTTATCTCAGCACTTGCCCTTGCACTTGCACTTCGACTTGCCGCATTTCTTGCACTTCATCAGCAGCCACCCTTCTTTGCGAATGGGTTCATGCCCTTCATTGGCTTCTTTCCAGCAGGCTTCTTATCAGACGACATCGACTTCTTTGCAGGCTTCTTCTTCATTGGGTTCTTGCTCCAGCCCCACGGATGGGACTTACTTGGTTTAACGGCGGTCACGGGTGACCTCCTTGTGATTCAATATAGCCCCTAGAGAATCTGGGTGGAATCCAACCTTCGGTCGCTCTGGACCTACACCCTCATCGCACAGCATAAGCGCTCCAGCCAAGGCGATAACACGATCTCCGTGAGATTCTCGCGCTCCGCTAGAAAGATCTCGGACCGAACCTGCCTCAATCGCCCCGTCGTCCGTGATGATGTATTCCAGCATCTCCTTCAGGGCGTCGGCGCTGCGGATGACCACATCTCCCTGAGCCATAGCCCTGCTCAACCCCCCCAGCAGGGTCCGCTTGCTGCGCCTCGTCGAGTGCCAGCCCACCTTGCTCGTCCGACCTTCCGACATCGTTCCAATATTCCTCTGGCGGTACACGTCGGAATACCCGATCCGCTCAAAGTCATGGTGCATGGCAGCGCCTGCCCCGTTGACCTCCCACCCAATCATCGGATGGCGCCGACCTCGGTACACAGTCATCGCCGCCTCAACCATCTCATTGGACAGGTCGTGCGGAGGCATGTTCGGATCGATGAATTCAGCCACCATTTCCCTGCTTTCAGCGTCCATAACCGCTACCGCAGAGTTGGCACTACCCGCCCCATACGACGGGTCGGCAAACATCACAAACTCCCTGTCCCTGTCACCCTCACGCCACACCCGCCAGCGCCCATGCTCGTCGTCCACAAAGTGACCCTTCACGAGTTCGCACCGACGTGGAATATCCGCATTCCTAGCCATGTGATCCGTCACAACTGATGGGGTAAAGAAGTTCTGTCCACTACCAACCTCCTGCGCAAACACGTTTTGAGCCAAGTCAACCGTGTCTCGACGACCCATCTGCTCGCCCAGCCAAGGTGTCCATCGGTAGACAGAACCAGACACACCAGTAACTCGACCATCCTTGTCCTCCCTGTCCTCACCGCCAGCGCCCTTCTCAGGATGGTCGGTGTAAAGCAGTTCGACGAGGCGGGGATCACCAGTAGACCTCCCCTGCCTGACCAGATTCGCATAGTGAGTACCCGCACCCAATGGGGTACTCACAGCAATTCGGCAGGCAGACGCATCCGCAGCAGACCGCCACGCCGCCTCCGCGTCATCCATAGCCGCAAACTCGTCAAACATGATGAAAGTGCGTCGTCCACCTCTACCAACGTGCGCCGTAGATGCCTGACCCGTGATCGTCGCACCCGAAATAGGGTTCTTCAGCATCATGTGCTGACGACATTCACCGCCACGCTTCACCAAACGCTCTGGAGGTGCTGGCAACAGCCACGCAGGCTGACTTTCCACCATGTAATCCACCTTCCAAAACAAACTGTCAGGGTCAGATGGCTTGTCAACACCATCCTCAATGCGACTTACAAGCAATGCCTGCCACCCGTGGAACATCCACCCCCACACCGACACCGAAGCAAGCAACCAAGACGCCCCCATATCACGACTCTTGCGGATAACCACGTCCCGACCATCCTTAATCGCTGAAATAACCTCCCGCGATGCCTTCTCCTGACACTCCCAAAGCACAAACGGATGATTCGCCCTCTCCGTAGGCAACTCACGACCCGTCAAAGGATCCGTTGCCTTCACCCGATACGTCCAACCCGTCATCCGAAGCCACAGAATGAAGTCATCTGCAAACGCAGCACGGAAGTCAGCCTGAGATTGTGTGTCGCCCGAAGTGCTGTCTAAGAACATCTTCCTCAAACGAAGGATGTCAGGTCTTACGCCACTGGTTGCAACAGGTTGAGG